CTTGCCAGAGAGTTGGTTGCGAGTGGTGATGTATACAACTCTGGCTACGGGTTATTCCCTTCTGAGCAGGCACGTAAGGACTGGCAAAACGCCCGCAAAAAACTCTCAAGGGCAAAGGTGAAGAAAACGGCTGTGGTTGATCCGGACCTTATCAGGTCATTACCTGACGGAGAAATACGCCGCTACGACAGGCGTCAGAACATAATTTGCCGTGAGTGCCGGAAAAGCGAAGTTATGCAGCGTGTACTGGCGTTTTATCGGGGAAACTTTCAGGAGGTGATGCTGTGAGCGAATCAAAATGTCAGGTTAATAGCAATCAGATAGAACCATGTGCGGTACTGGCAAAAGCCCTTGAGCATGATGCTGAATACACGACGCGAAAAGGTCTGCTGATATACAAAATCTGGAATGAGAATTTAACTCGCGACCCTGATTTGGTGATGTTGCGTTCCGGTGAATTTTCTAAATTACCAGTACGGGTTTCATTTTGTCCGTTCTGTGGTGAAAGTCTGAAAGCGTGGGAGAACAGAAATGAATGAAATTAGAGAAATACCAGTAGTACGTGATGAATATGGCTGCTGGACGCATCCTGAATATGAAAAATTCTGTGATGGTAGAGAACATATTTCAACGGAAGAGTTTAACGCATGGATGGAGGAAAATAATCTTCAATGGACCATCAGAACTATGGATGAAGATGGTTTTAATCTGGACGCAGATGGTCCCGATATTGCCTCCTGGAAACCGGAGCGCCCGGAAGGTGAAGGCTGGTTCATTGGTTCCATTCATGACACTGAAGATGGTCCTGTTTGTGTATGGCTGAGAAATAAGACTGAAGCATAAAGGCGATAAATCACCTGGCAACAAAACACTGAAAATTTAAATCAGAAGTGAATTTTATTAAATCCTTAACCGGAGGGATTTCTGCACCCTCAGAACATCAGGAGGCCGCCCGAAAGGGCGGTAGTGAAATGCGAAAGTTCAAAATTATTATTGAAACGGGAATAGCTGGTGGAGATTTTGAGGATGTATTCGAAGTGGACGATGACGCAACACCTGATGAAATTCATGACGAAGCAAAAGAAATTTTCTTTAACTACTGCAATTACTCATATCACGAAATAAAAGACGAGGAGGAAGAACAAAATGGCTGATTTTGGTTCAACTAAATACAACGTCAGTTTTGAAGAATGGCATGAACTGTTAATGGAATATGCAGAGTTACGTGGTGGCAGTGCTGCTGATGCTGAAGCATGGCGTGATGATTATGAAGCAGGAAAAAATCCGGTCGAAGCATATTGTGATGAGTGGGGCGAAGAATGAGCGAGATTAATTATCAGGAAGGGCATGAAACGGCAGGGCAGGCAAAACCAGTTGCATGGCGATATCGCTACGTGAAAAAAGGCGTTACGGACTTTCAGGAGAAGATGTGGGTTGGTGACTGGAAATATGTACCGACAAAAGAGGATTGTAACGACAGGCCGAACTATGAAATTCAGGCCTTATTCACTGCCCCGCCAGTCCCGGTGATATCAGAAGGACTGGGTAAAGCTGACAATCCACTAGCATCCAGTAATCAGGTTGGCGAATTAACAATGTGGGTTAAACGACTGGCTCACTGCTTAAAGTACGCCAATAGCTTAAGCAGCTTGCCTGATAAGGCGATGGAGTATCTGAATCAGAATGGGCTGATAAGCGCGGAGGATATCATGCGGTGAAGTGTCCTACGTAACTAATTAACGGACAGAATATTTGCTAGATAGGATACTGATTAACAATGTTAATGGTTTAAGTTTAGCAAGTATTGGGGTTGTTTATGCTTGCTAAATGATACATGATATGGAAATACATGCCAATAAATGAGGTCTTTATGTCAAATCAAAATAATTCACCACAGGCAAAAGGCGGCAGGGCTAGAGCAGAGAAGATGTCATCTGATGAAAGGGTGGCAGTCGCGAAAAATGCCGCGAAACAGCGTTGGCAACGGATCAAAAGTGGTCTTCCATCAGCGCAGTTTGAAGGGGTTTTAAGGATTAATGATACTGAACTGGATGTTGCTGTACTTACTAACGGGAAAAGAATTATATCCCAATCATCGGTTTTTAAAGCCTTGGGTAGACCAAGTCGGGGTGTAAGAGCTACCTTGGATGGTGAGATCATACTTCCTGCTTTTATGGATGCAGCCAATCTTGTTCCATATATAAATCAAGATCTTATGGGGGTGATCAAACGAGAGCGGTATTTGAGCAATTCTGGAGTTGAACTTGAAGGGTATGATGCGTCCATTCTCCCATTAGTCTGTGATGCATATTTAAAAGCTAGAGAGGATGGTGCGTTAAAAACCAATCAGATAGAAATTGCTAAAAAGGCTGAAATTTTGGTACGTTCATTGGCTAAAGTTGGCATCATCGCTTTAGTGGATGAAGCAACAGGATATCAGGAAGTTAGGCCAAAAGATGCATTGCAAGCATATCTTGATAAAATAATAAGCAAGGAGCTTGCTGCTTGGGCCAAGAAATTCCCTGATGAATTTTATGAGAATATTTATAAGTTAAGAAATTGGCCCTGGACGGGCATGAGTAAGAATCGTTTTAGTGTAGTAGCGCATTATACGAGGGATCTTGTTTACGAGCGATTAGGTGACTCAATACTTCAGGAGTTAGAAAAGAAAACACCGAAACAATCTAATGGGCAAAGAAAGAACAAATTGCATCAATGGCTTACTGATGATGTTGGTAATCCAATGTTAGCGCAACATCTACATTCTTTAGTTATGATGCAACGTTTGGCAATTGCTAACGGTTATGGATGGAATCGTTTTATAAAAATGGTAGATCAAGTAATGCCTCGTAAGGGAGGCACATTTGAACTTGAATTGAACGATACTTCTTTATAGTTTCGGAGAGGTTTAAACCCTAATCATCATATGCATCACTATTATAGTGACGGCACTGGTAACGAGGAAAGACCTCTGCGAGGTACGAATCCGAACCGGCCAGACGGAGATCGCTGTCTTCACAGTTTACGAACCTGAGGAGTAAGAGACCCGGCGGGGAGAAATCCCCGTCACCTCTGATGTGTCAGGCATCCTCAATGCACCCGATTTTGCCCCTCTCGATATTTTGTTGTTAATTAATAAATTTTATTAAACAGAATGTACAATGTCATGATGTTCTCATTGTTGTTTTTTATATCACGCGCAGTTTACCTTGTGTTCTTAATTTATATATTTTATATATTATTGTGTTTTCTTGGTTATTGCCTCATGTGAAATATTAATTAGAATCCTTTGGGCTTGATTTGCGCGCAGGGAGAAGATGGATGGCCCCCATAAAGGGGAACGCTATTTACCTGGAAGGATTCTAATGAAGAGTTTTGAGAAATTGCGTGAAGCTTTGAGTGAAAATGGACTCTATGCGGTGCGTATCGAAAATGGAGAAATAATTTACACAACTGTAATCCCGGAAGATCATATAATTTTATCTGTTGAAGCTTTTATCGAATACATTGAAAGGATTGGTTTTAAGGTCATACGGGATTGAGTTATAATCTATAAGCCAGCCTGAACAACTGGCAACCTACAGCGCCATTGGAGAATGCAATGGCGCATATACAACTGGTCAAACAAACATCTTCTGGATTACTTCTCCCGGCGACGCCGGAGAGTTGTGATTTCCTGCATCAAATAAAGATAGGTGAGTGGATACACGCTGATTTTAAGCGCGTTCGTAACTACGCATTTCACAAGCGTTTTTTCAAACTCCTGCAACTCGGATTCGATTACTGGACTCCGGTCGGTGGGGCGATCACGTCCCGCGAACGAAAACTGGTATCCGGCTTCGTGGATTACCTGTGTGACTCGGTAGGTAGGGAACATGCACCTGCCCTGAGTGATGCCGCAGAGCAATACCTTAACACCGTTGCGACTCGCAGAACCCGGGATGTGGCATTACTAAAGTCATTTGACGCTTTCCGCGAGTGGGTAACCATTCAGGCCGGATTTTACACCGAGCATTTTTATCCTGATGGTAGTCGTGGGCGTCGGGCGAAATCCATCTCGTTTGCGAATATGGACGAAACCGAGTTTCAGCAGGTTTATAAATCTGTACTGAATGTGCTGTGGAACTGGATTCTGTTCCGTAAATTTTCCTCTCCGGAGGAAGTCGAAAATGTGGCCGCGCAGCTGCTGGAGTTTGCGTAATGGTGGACTTACGTAAAGCGGCGCGGGGGCAGATGTGCACCGTCAGAATTCCTGGCTACTGCAATCACGATCCGGAAACGTCTGTGCTGGCGCATTACCGACTGGCGGGAACGTGCGGAACAGCGATAAAGCCACACGATATGCAGGCAGCGATTGCTTGTAGCTCGTGCCACGATTTAATCGACGGGCGGGTAAAAAACAGCGATTACACCAAAGAAGAATTACGCCTGATGCATGCAGAAGGTGTTTTTCGCACACAAGAAATCTGGAGAAAGGAGGGATATTTATGATTTACCCAACGAATACAGGAAAAAGCGGAGAACACCTTCGTCTCAACACGCTGGAAAGTGTCTGGATTCAGGGAAAACTACGTATGTGGGGGCGCTGGTCGTATATTGGCGGCGGTAGGTCAGGGAATATGTTCAATCAGTTGCTGGCGTCAAAAAAGTTGACGAAAACAGCCATCAATGAAGCCCTGTTTAGAATGAAAAAAGCGGGAATAGAGAAACCTGAACTGGAATCATTTTTGCGAGAAATTATCAATAGCAAGCAAAAGAGCTGGCTGGTGCATTGTACTGATGCCGAGGCGCTATGCATTGATCGGGTGATTAGTGAAGTGCTGGCAGATCATCCGGGGTTGATTTGTATCCTCCAGCAGCGGTATGAAGGACGGGGGATGACTAAGCGCAAAATGGCTGAATTGCTGAATGATGCACACCCAGAGTGGTGTTTTAGCACATGTGAAAAGCGAATTGCTAATTGGTTGGCTGTTGCTGAGTATGCGCTATACATTCCCATGCGAGAATCACTTGCTCAAAAAATAGCTTGATTTTTTACGCACAAACTGCTTCAATTTCGCTACGCTTCGCAAAGCTGTATCGCGAGGTGAGTCTGCGCAGGAACTTTAATAGAACCCGCCTTCGAGCGGGTTTTGTTTTATTCATACGTCCGTAGTATACACTTCTGATTATATTTTCACATTCTGACTGTTCCTGTTAAATAAAGATTGTATTAATTTTAATATTTTGTTGAATACATGGTGTTTCTTATTTAATTAGCGCGGGATGTGATGGTGGTATGTTTCTGGTTAATTAAATGAGTAAATAGATGTCAGCTAACCATGGAGGACAGCAACTCTCTGATTGACTTTTAATCATTTCTTAGATTTATTTTGATGGAGGCGTTGCTATTATTTTTAAGTAAGAGGTGAAATATTGTGTTGAAAATATTTATATTGTTTCTCATTTCTTTCTCATGGTATGCGAATGCTACGGATTTTGTTTATAGAGTGGATTCTCGCCCGCCAGAGGAAATATTTCGTGATGGATTTAGATCTCATGGTTTTAACAGAAATTTACAGCAACATTTAAGAGGAGACTCATGTGCGGCAGGAAGTAGGGATAGTGCATTTATTGCGACCACAACCAGTTTAATTGAAACATATAACATAGCCAGGCAATATTATTCAAGTTCTGGATTTCATGGTAGATTATATCGTTACCGTATCAGGGCAAATAATATTTTTTATCCTATTCAACCGTCAGTCAATTATCTAACCCAGCGCGGTGTAACCTTTTCTGGATTTGAGCGGATAATGATGCGAGAGCAGAACGAAATTGTCGCAGTTGAACATATCCCTAGTGAGAATATTGTTGAGGCTGTGGAGTTGACTTATGACAGATTCAACAGTCAAGTATCTGATGGACCCGGAACCACCAATGCCAGGTATGTTCCTGGATCCACATTTGTAAATCCAGGTGTTATACCTCAATTAGTTGTACCAACTGTGTCAGTTAGAGAAAGAATCAATGCATTTGGAAGTCTGATCAGTGCCTGTTTTGCTCTGAAGGGAGTCAGAAGAGATGGTTTAAATAAAAGAGCCACTTATTATGAACCCGAATTTTATGATGCAAGAGGTGTGTTAAAAGAAATAATAAAATGATGCTATTGAAATGATGTGTTTATTATTTGATTTGTTGATTAACTTATTAGCGTATATAAGAGGTTTTATGAAACGGAAAATAAAATATTCCTTAATTGCTCTTTCATTGTTATCTGGTACAAGTCATGCAGTGATGAGTGATTATGATAAGTACTTTAGTAATGTTCAGATAAATAATTTATCATATGGAGTTTACACATCCGGGGGTAAGGAAAGTCAGTTTTTTTGTATTGGTATAAAGCGTGATAATGTGACTCTTCCCATTCACAATATGTGTAAGGTGGATGTCTTTGGATCTCATAAACAAGGTTTCGATGCCATGATGGAAATGGCTAAGTATTATTATGCTACTGGTGAAAGTATAAGGGTCTATTATAAGGAGAATGTGTGGAGTGATTCCGAGTTTAAAAAGGCCTTCTCTACTAACGAACTAATTTCTTTAAGCACATGTAGTTCATCTGATTATTGTATGGGACCACAAAAAGATACTTAATCACATAATTTTATAACTTGGTATAAACTCCCATCACGCTGATTTTGAGAGGTATTTATGTCTGAACCCTTATCCGGTTCCGGTACGGCAGCGGCGCTCGGCGGGGCGACGGTATTCGGGCTGTTTACCGGAACGGATTTCGGGATTGTGTTTGGTGCGTTCGCCGGGGCGTTATTTGTGGCAACGATGCCGCAGGCGCTTTCAGCCTGGCGGGTGGCGGCGCATTTTCTGGTGTCGTTCATTGTCGGCGTGCTGGGAGCGCGTGTGCTGTCTGCCTGGATAGCGGCAAAAACAGGTTATGACGGCACATCGGCAGATGCGCTGTGTGCGGTGCTGGTGTCAGTGGTGTCGGTGAAAATTCTGTCGTTTATCCACCAGCAGGATATTGCATCTTTGATGTCCGGCCTGTTCTCCCGCCTGAGGGGCGGAGGAGGCGGCAATGTTAAGTAACCTTCCCGGATTGCTGAATGTGGCGTCATGCACGGTTATAGTGCTGACGCTCTTTTTTTATCGTCGTCGTGACTCCAGACATAAGCCGCTGATGTCATGGCTGGCTTGGCTGCTGATGACGGTATATGCGCTTCCGCCGCTTGCCTTTCTCTGCGGCACCATTATTCCCGGTAACTGGCTGGTGGTGTTTTTTAACCTGCTGTTCTGCGTGCTGGTAATACGCGCACGCGGTAACGTTTCAAAAATCCTTGTATTACGAAGGCGGTGATATGAAGTCGAAAGATGAAATTTTTGACGAAGTTCTGGGAAAAGAGGGCGGTTACGTCAATCACCCGGATGATAAAGGCGGTCCGACCAAATGGGGCATTACTGAAAAAATCGCCCGCGCGCACGGATATCAGGGCTATATGCGTGACCTGACGCGCGGGCAGGCGCTGGAAATACTCGAGGCGGATTACTGGTTCGGACCACGTTTTGACCAGGTGGCAACTCTGTCGCCGGATATTGCTGCAGAGTTGTGCGACACGGGCGTGAACATGGGGCCGTCAGTTGCAACCAAAATGCTGCAACGCTGGCTGAACGTATTCAATCAGCAAGGTAAGTTGTACCCGGATATGGACACAGACGGGCGTATCGGCCCACGTACCATTAATGCGTTACGCGCCTATCTGTCAAAACGTGGTAGAGATGGCGAATTGGTGATGCTGACCGCGCTGAACTGTACCCAGGGCGAACTCTATCTGGAGCTGGCAGAGAAGCGAGAAGCCAACCAGTCATTTGTCTACGGTTGGCTGAAACAACGCGTCATTGTATAGCTGGATTTAGATAGATTATAAAAAATCACCTATGTTATAAGTTTTAATAATGTTTTTTAAAATGGATAGGGTGTTGTGAAAAATTAAAATGATTAAGCATGTATTGTTGTTTTTTGTTTTTATATCATTTTCTGTTTCAGCAAACGATTTCTTTAGAGCAGACTCCAGAACACCTGATGAAATAAGACGTGCAGGAGGGCTTTTGCCAAGGGGGCAGCAGGAGGCTTATGAGCGCGGAACGCCAATTAACATCAATCTGTATGAGCATGCTCGCGGAACAGTAACGGGGAACACTAGATATAACGATGGGTATGTATCTACAACTACAACTTTGAGACAAGCTCATTTAATCGGGCAGAATATACTTGGCAGTTATAATGAATATTACATATATGTAGTCGCACCAGCACCAAATTTATTTGATGTGAATGGTGTGTTAGGACGGTATAGTCCATATCCCAGTGAAAATGAATTTGCTGCATTAGGAGGGATTCCCTTATCACAAATTATAGGCTGGTATAGAGTATCTTTTGGTGCGATAGAAGGGGGAATGCAGCGAAACAGGGATTATCGAGGAGATTTATTTCGAGGGTTAACGGTTGCACCTAATGAAGATGGCTATCAACTTGCAGGGTTTCCGAGTAACTTCCCAGCCTGGAGAGAAATGCCATGGAGTACATTTGCTCCTGAACAGTGTGTGCCGAATAATAAAGAATTTAAAGGAGGGGTGTGCATTTCAGCGACAAATGTGCTATCGAAATATGATTTGATGAATTTTAAAAAACTCTTAAAACGCAGGCTGGCGTTAACGTTTTTCATGAGCGAAGATGATTTTATTGGTGTGCATGGAGAAAGAGATGAGCTCTAAGAAAATAATTGGTGCTTTTGTTTTGATGACTGGCATTCTGTCTGGTCAGGTATATGCTGGTGTAAGTGAACACTTCAGGAATATTTGTAATCAAACCACTGCAGATATTGTGGCAGGAGTGCAACTGAAGAAATATATTGCTGATGTAAACACAAATACTCGTGGGATCTATGTGGTAAGTAATACTGGAGGTGTTTGGTATATTCCGGGTGGACGGGATTATCCGGATAATTTCTTAAGTGGAGAAATCAGAAAAACTGCAATGGCGGCCATCCTCTCAGATACGAAAGTTAATTTGTGCGCAAAAACATCTTCAAGTCCAAATCACATTTGGGCTATGGAATTAGATAGAGAGTCATGAGTGTCAGTTGTTTTTTGATGGTGTTTATTTTCCCTGTGTAAGGAGATTTTTATTTATTGAGAAAATCTAATATGTGGATTAATTATGTCAGAAAAATTTAGTTATCGTAGTGAAAATAATCTTGATGGCGTTAAACGAGAACTGGTTGCTGTGGTTCGTCGTGCTCTGGAACTAGAAGTGCGCAAAACTGCGCAAAAAAGTTCGCAGAAAAAATCTGCGCTGACTGCCCAAAAGCGGAACGGAAAATCTCAGAAAAAAAAGCCAGTATCCGATGCGTGCCTGAATGAGGGCGACACAGAGGAATTTTCGTTCTGTCCTGCTGAATTCGGCATTTCTGACCAGCAGGCTAAGTTTGCGATGCTGGTTGCTCAGGGGAAAAAACTGGCAACAGCTTACCGTGACGCAGGATATTCAGATTTAGGTCAGGGGCTGTACGCAAATGCCAGTCGCCTGATAAGAAATGATAAGGTTTTTCGTGCCATCAGTTACTTTCGCAATCAGTACCAGAAACGCTATACCGCAGACCTGGATTTACTGGTGAGTCAGTTGATGACCATTGTCCAGGCCGACCCCAATCAGCTTGCCCAATTTCGCCGTGTTAACTGCCGTTATTGCTGGGGCGAGAATCACCTCTACCAGTGGCGTGATATTGCAGAATTCGATAAGGCAGCGGCACAGGCCTCCAGAGATGGCAAACCCGAGCCGGAATATGGAGGCCTCGGCTTTGTTGATAACGCCATACCCAATCCGGATTGTCCGAAGTGCTGCGGTGAGGGAACGGGACAGCTTTATATGGCTGATACCACTCTGCTTGATGGGGATGCGCGGCAATTATATGCAGGGGTAAGGCTCGGGAAATTTGGTGTTGAGATCCTGCTGGAGGATAAGGCTGCCGCCCGGCGCGAACTTATCAAGCTGATAATGGCGACGAAAGGAAGTTCTGCTGGTGGTGCAACTGACAGTCGCAATGATCTGGAGCTTGAAGGACTGAGGCTTCGCAACGAAAAGCTGCGCACTGAGATTGAAAACCTCAAAAAAGGCGTGGGTGGTGAGAATAACGAAATAATTATCCACAACTCTCTGCCGATGCCGGGAGTGGATAATGTCGATTGAAATCTACCTCCCAAAACCTCATGAGGGGCAAATAGCTGCATGGACGGCGGCAATAGAGGAACGCTTCCACGCGGTATGCTGTGGTCGTCGCTGGGGTAAAACGGTGATGCTGGTGAACATCGCTACCAGTTTCGCTACGCGGAAATTTGCCGTTCCTACCACCGGGCAACTTATCGCGGGTAGGGTGGGGATTTTTACCGCACAATACCGCCAGTACCAGGAAATCTGGGATGAAATTAGCGCCGTTCTGCAACCGCTGATCCTCAGCCAGTCAAAAAATGAAAAGCGCATCATTCTCCGTAATGGGGGGCGCATCGACTTTTGGGTAACGGACAATAACAAACTGGCCGGGCGTGGGCGTAAATATCACGCTGTGCTGATTGATGAGGCTGCATTCACTAAATCGCCGGAAATGCTCGAGGAAATCTGGCCCCGCGCTATACGCCCGACGCTTGTCGATTACCGTGGCTGTGCGTGGGTTTTTTCCACACCAAACGGTATCGACGAGAGCAATTTTTTCTACGCGATATGCCACGATGAATCCCTGGGATTTATCATGCACCATGCGCCAACTTCATCGAATCCGTTTATTCCGAAAGAAGAACTGGAGGAAACGGAAAAGAAATCCGATCCGCGCGTCTGGCAGCAGGAATATCTTGCAGAGTTCGTGGACTGGTCCAAAGACGCGTTACTCGATGTCGATAAGCTGCTGGTGGACGGTCAGCCGATTGAGATGCCGCCTTACTGCGACATGATTTTCGCAGTGATGGATACGGCGCTGAAAGGCGGGACCGAAAATGATGGTACTGGCGTGGTGTATTTCGCTTATGAGTCAACGTATTCGGACGAGCCAAAACTGACGATTATTGACTGGGATGTGACGCAAATTAAAGCGTCATTGCTTCCTGAATATATCCCCGGCGTTTATGACAACCTTGAGCGCCTCGCGAAATTATGCCGTCCGCGTCTGGGCAGCCAGGGAATTTTTATGGAAGACGCCGCGATGGGGGCAATCCTCAACCAGAAGGCGGAAACCGAAGGCTGGGATATGACGCCGATTAAATCGGCACTAACCAGCAAGGGCAAAGATGAACGGGCGGTGATGGCATCCAGCTACCACTATCAGGGGGTGTGCAAAATCGTCCGGGAGGCTTACGACAAGACCGTTTCATTCAAGCGCACCACCGCAAACCACCTCATAAAACAAATCGCCGGATTCTACCTGGCGGATAAAGACGCGCATAAACGTGCTGATGACCTTTTCGATTGTTACACCTATGGGTTGATCATCGCGCACGGTAATTACGCGGCGTTGTAAAAAATCAGGATATTTTTGATGGCAGAGATCGAGATTACTGGCGGCCTCGGTTCAGCACTGATGCGTATTCTTGAGGCTGAAGAAATTCAGCCGGGAACCGATATTGGCTATGAATTGTGTAAGCTGCTGTGGCAATTCCATCCTCTGGGCGGAAAACTTGTCGAAAAACCCATACTGATGGCGATGTGTAAGCCGCGACAGTATAACGTGGAGACAGATCCTGACGAGAGGGTTGTGCGGCGTTTCCAGGAGGTATGGGAACGTATGAGGGTCAACGAGAAGATAAAAAATCTGTTTTTTCTGTCTCGTTGCTACGGTGCTGCAGCGATCGGCGTGGGCACCGACAGTGTTTCATGTCGTGAGCCGCTTCCGACATTCGGGCTGACAGAAGAGGATGTGTATATCAACGCGTGGGATCCGTTGAACGCTTCCGGTTCGATGGTGACTGACCAGAACCCAAACAGTCCGTTTTTCCAGGAAGCCAACAAAAGGCTGAAGATTGGCGGAAAAGACTGGCATCCGTCACGCACACTGAAAATCTTCAACGGCACACCGATTTATCTGGAGTTTCAGAGTTCATCGTTCGGATTCACCGGACGAAGTGTGTTTCAGCGCGTTCTTTATTCCCTGAAATCCTATATCAACACGATGGAGGCGAATGATCTCGTTAGTCAGAAAGCGGGCGTACTGGTAGCTAAAGTTGTGCAGAACGGTTCGAAAATGGACGGGATCATGGCTGCTGCCACGGGGCGTAAAAGGGAAAACGTGAAAGCCGCCAAAAATAAAGGCGTGTTGAGTATTGGAAAAGACGAAGACGTAAGTTCACTGAACCTGCAAAACATCGACGGGGCGCTGAATACTGCCCGCGACAATATCATTGCTGATATTGCCGCCGGGAGTGACGTTCCGGCCATTATTATCAAGGAAGAAGCATTCAGTAACGGATTCGGTGAAGGTAAGGAGGACTCGAAAGCCATCAGCCAGTATATCGATGGTGTACGCCAGCAGATTGAACCTGTGATGGATTATTTCGAACGCCTGGTGCAGTACATCGCCTGGAACGAGGAATTTTATCAGTCGCTGAAAAATGATTACCCGGACATCATAACCGAGGACTATAAAACCACGTTTTACCAGTGGCGGCGCGAGTTTACCGCGACGTGGCAGGAGCTGGTGGAGGAGTCGCCGGACAAACGCCGGGAAAGCGACAGTAAAGTGATTCAACAGGCGATAGCACTTTTCTCTGCCGTGTCGCCACAGGTTGATCCTGAAAACCGTGCCGCCGTCACTGAATGGCTGGCAAGCCTTGTTAATGCCACGCAAACCTATGGCGAAGCTCCACTCATCATTGATGTGGACGCGCTGGCGAATTATGAACCACCGAAGCAGGAGACGCCTGATGGCAATTTCCAGCCGGGCGGTGAGGAAGAAGAAACGGATCAGGACGCTGTATGAGGTTCTGACGGATGCCGTTAACTACTACGTAAATCACGGGTGGGATAGCGAAAAATCATTGCTCGAATGGTGCCGGAAACTCCGTGTAGCCGCTCAGCGAGAAACCCCTGATGATACCGTAGCCAGAAAACATCTCACCGCTATCTACAGCCGTCTTGTTATCGACGGCGGGGCATTACGGGATCAGCCTCCTGAGGGCCCTAAAAAAATCACTGTTGAAAAACTGAAACCTGAGTTTCGTAAGGAACTCGACAGGCGAATTTTCGCCAGTGCCAACCTGATAAAACTCAACCGCGAACAGGCTATCGAGAAAACCATACAGCGTTTTCAGGGATGGGTTACGTCCATTCCGCCTGACGGGGTGAGCGAAATTGATCGCCGGGAAGTGAAGTCCGGTTTTCAGAAGTCCGTGAAGGATATGGATTTTATCAGTCGCCGGGTGGCAATTGACCAGGGACATAAGCTGGCGAGCAACGTTAAGTATCTGCTGGCTGTTCAGAGTGGTGCGATTGCTCTGCGCTGGCATTCTAACTGGCGGCGTCCGGGCTACAAATACCGACAGGACCACAAAGAGCGCGACGAGAAAATTTATCTCCTCCGCAATTCGTGGGCGCTGGAGCAGGGGCTGATTAAGCCCGTATATGGTTTTTATGACGAAATCACTGCTGCCGGGGAGGAGGTTTATTGCAGTTGCGATGCACTGCCGATCTACGTCCCTCAGAAACTACCCGACGAATTTTTAACGGAGAAGGGCAAACGTGAGTTTAACCGAGCTTGAAGTGGCAGAACGCATCAGGGACGGAACCGTACCGTCTCCAGTGAAATTCTCCAACATGTGGCTGGTGAATTTGCGAATAACCGGAACCGGGCTTGCCTATCGCGCCGGGCTGAAAGAGCACGTCTGGCGTGATCCAAAGCTCTATCTGAACGAGGAGTTTTTAAGGCGATGCAATGGCCTTCCGGTTATCGCAAACCATCCTGACGACGCAGTTCTGACGGAGGAGGATTTTAAATCGCGGATCGTCGGTAGCGTCATGCTGCCGTATATCCGGGGTGATGAGGTATGGGCGGTGTGCCGCGTTTACCTCCAGAGCATTGTTGAAGAAATCGCTGAGGGAGATGTTTCGACAAGCCCGTCGGTGGTGTTCAACAGCACATCAGGAAATGTGGAAGTACAGGAAGGTGACACCAATTTTTTAATCGAAGGCGTACCTTTCCTTGTTGATCACATCGCCCTGGTGACGAAAGACCACGGCTCGTTGGGCGTGTGGGATAAAGACCGGATCCCCGCAGGGGTTGAAGTGACAAATACAGGTGAAATTGAGATGGAAAAAGAAGAACTCCAGGCCCTGTTACAGGGGGTGGTGAATGATGCCCTGAGCGGCATTAATCAGAAAATCGATGGAGTCGTCACGCGCATGGACTCACTGGAACAGCGGGACAAAGCGCGGGCGGATGCTGAAGAGCTGGCGAAAAAAGAGGCCGAAGAAAAGGCCAAAGCTGATGAAGCTGCGGCAAAGGAGGCGGAAGAAAAAGCCAAAGCTGACGAGGCGGCAGCCAAAGACGCTGAGGAGAAAGCAAAGGCTGATTCCGAAGCGGAAGAACAGCGTAAGGCTGACGAGGAGGCAGAAAAAGAACGCAATGACTCTGCCCTGGCAGAAGCGCAGGCAAAAGCCGACTCCGCATTCAGTGCCTGCGGTAAAAACGCGCCAGCACCGTTTTCTGGTGAAAATGCGCTGGACTACCGCAAGCGTGCGCTAATCGCTATGCAGAAACACTCTCCGGCACATAAGGACGTCAATATTCGCGCGATTGCGGATTCAGCTACGCTGGCTGTGCTTGAGGACGCAATTTTCAGTGCCGCCCGTCAGTCCATCGAAAAAGAAATGATGAGTACGCAGGGGCAACTGCATAAACGTATCCGCAACGATGAAGCCGGGCGTCGCATTACTGAATATCAGGGCGATCCGAACGTCTGGCTGAGTGCTTTCAAAATTCCGGGGCGTCGTCTGGCAAAAATTAACACTCAAGGGAGCCTGAACAATGGCTGATATTAACTTTCATCCGTTTAAAAACCGTGGAGCATTTGGTGGCCTTTTTAACGTCGAATCCCGTGGGCTGATGCAGGGGGATGCGCAGGATGATCCGGCAATTCGTCTGCAACTTTGCTCCGGTCGACTGGACAGCAAAATCACTGAACCGGTATGGGGTGGCGTTGGAGTTATGGAGTGCATTGCTCCCGCGAAAGACAGCGTTAACGGCGCGGTAATTAAACAAGCCACGAAGGACGCCTGTAACGCCTTTACTGTCTTTAATCAGGCATTTCATGGCATTACCACGCCGGATAATCCGGTGCCGTTATATCTCGCGGGTGGCTTTGTTCACTATTACCGCGTTGGCTCAGGTGCCCGCATTCCTCTCCCTGTCAGTGCAGAAGTTGTTTCGCTGGCTGATGGAAATAACACCGTTGCTGCCAGTGGTTTTGTGTGGGATCTGACGAAAAACATGGTTGATGTTTATTCGGGATCACCCGGCGCTAATCCGAAAGTGGATATTAAGCTGCTGATGATTTCAGTTGACGGAAACCTGACGGTGAAAAAAGAGGATGGCGGTAACGTTGTCTGGGAAATCGGCAAACCGTGCGGCCTGTTTTTAATTTAAGGGGATATTAATTAATGAGCGCATTTACTCCTGCGACTACTATTGTGTCGCCGTCAATGGTGCTGCCGGAAATGATCGTGCAACAGAGCATGGCTTCCGGGGCGTTTGAAGTCCTGGCTGGTGGTGCTCCAGCGGTAAAAATCAGTTCCAGTGATTTGATGGTCTATCAGAAATATCTGCGCATGACCTCGCAGGCGCAGGTCAGCCAGTCTCTGCCGGGTCAGTTACCGTCTTCCAGTATCTCTGGCGGCTATGACGGAATGATGACTTACCGAATTTCTTCCCGCTCGCAATACAGCTATCTCGATACTGATGCAGCAGATCGCTGGGGCTATTCTCTGATTGAAGGCCTGCGCCTGGCTAACCGTCAGGGACACGCTCAAATGTTGCGTAATATGCTGCTGTATGGCGTGAATGCAGCTAATAACGAGGGGATCACCAACTCCCCGAACGCAGTGACGCTGAATCTGGGCAACGACAGCAAAGGGAATGATTCATATACCACCTGGGATTCCGGTGAGATGGCTAAATTTATGCTTGGCCTGATTGCTGACCAGAAAACCCGCATGTTGCTGCTGGGGCAGCCATTAACGACTGTTATTCTGAGCCCACAGCGATTCATGAAGGCTCTGGAGTGGACAGGAATTGTTGAGCTGACCAGTTATCAGCGTCCTGGTGGTGGTACCGGAACGGTGGGAACGATGGTTAAAGATGTCGCCGATAAGGCGACAGGCGACGACATCATTTTCTGCCAGGACGACACGCTGATCGGTAAAGGCGCTGGTGGTAATGACCTGATCATCGTTACGAACCCGACGATTGAGGTTCCGGAAGCGCGTCACACCATTAACACCAATATTTTCTCCACGCTGGTACCTAACCAGCAGGCCGTCAACGTGATGTTCTGTGATATGGCAGCGCCGACGGAAATCCCGTCCCCTATGCCGGATGGCGGCCTGACCACGTTGTATACCATGCGCGCGACGCCGGGCTGGAACTTCCGCCCTGAGGGGATCACCCTGTTGTCTGCCAAATACGCATAAACGTTCAATCTGATAATGCGGGGAGCTAAATGCTCCCCTTTTTTGTGGGAAAAATTTATGAAGCTCTACATCGCTAACTGCTCACGTCAGCCGCACACGTTCAACTACAAACTCCCCGAAAAAACGCAGTCGTTCGGTGTGACAATTCCGTCCGGACGTCAGCATATGATCGAAAATCAGTCCGATATTATCGACCACATCATCCGACAGCATGAGCCTTACGGATTCCAGCGTTGTGACAAGGTGGACAAGAATTTTTCCGGTATCTGCTATTCCATCGATAAACCTGTGAGCGTCGGTCGCATTGAGGATTGCGCGGAGCAGAAAACGGAAAATCTGGAATCCCTGTCAGAAGAAATTCTCGCAGCCAGCGCCGTATCGCTGAATAACGCAGTGGATCAGGCAGTGATTCAGAGTGGCGAAAAACCTCAACCGGGTGGCATTGAAATGGAAATCACCGGGGAAGCGATTAACACTGAACAGGAAAATCCGCCCAGCACAAAGCGAAATATTAAGGTTAAAAAATAATGACCTTGCGTCCGTCACTGGAGGGATTTATTCGCTTTGTTCGTGACGACATGAAAGTACCGGTTCATGCTATTGCTGACGATGATCCGACGCTGGAATGTTGCTTTCAGTCTGCGATGGAGCTAATCCCTCATGATCAGGGGCTGGAGCGTTTACCCATCATCTATGTGCGAACGGTTTATAACGCTGCCGCCTCATTTCTCCTGAATTTCGCTCCCGGCTCGTGGTTTGCCGACCTGAGAAAAAAACTCAACCTTGGGAAACTGGCTACCGGGCTTGTCAGTGCGGCAGCAGACCAGGGGACATCGGGTTCGATCACCATCAGCGATGCGCTGAGTAATCTGTCTTTGCTGGATTTGCAGATGTTACAGGATCCGTATGGACGACAGGTTGTTGCGGTGCTGATGCAGATGGGCACGGTATGGGGTTACACGCCATGAAACTTTGTTTTGGGGTTATCGACCAGCCGTATGACTACGGCGACGAACCGGGAAAAACCACGTTTGACGTGGCCTGTGACCTCGAGGAACGATACGAAATTTTTACGCACTTCTGGGAAATGCATAAGGACGAGATTATCCAGGAGGCAGGGGAGATGGTTGCGTTCCAGCTCATTCGCCATCTCAAAAATAAAGTGCCGTTGCCACCTGTGCAGGTTATGGGCGATACCCGCGGGATTTTTCACCGTTTTCTGGAAGCCGAGGAAATGGCCGGGATGACGATTAACGGAAACCCTGTGCCAACTCAGGCCGCGCTACTGGGCGTTAACTCCAGGCTTAAGGACAAATATACCGGGGAGCGGCGCCCGTCATTCATAGACGGTGGCCTGTTTAAGGGCAGCTTTATAGCGTGGATAGATAACAATGCCGAGTCTTGAGGAATTAGCCGAACAGCACAGTTCGCAGCTCTCATCAGTTCTTAAATCCGCAGTTGAAACCATCTCGTCAGACCAGGAAATCACGTTCAGGCTCTATGTCCGGCAGGTTCTGCCGCTGGATGGCTTTGTCTATTGGGTTAATGCGGAAATCATCAGTTGCGATGAACTGTGTCGCCTGAATATTGAGTCACCAACTCGTCTGAAAATCAAAGGCAGCCTGCATCGTCAGGTTATTGCGATTCAGGACGAGTCTGTCTCGAAGGATGTGAACAACATTATTTTCACGCCTGTTCAGCAGGTTGATGATTTTAATGTGGAAAATCCCGATGCGATCTATCTCGGTGAGTACGGAGGCGTCCAGTTCGCTTTTTCACGAATGGAGAGCCGTTATCAGCAGTCGGGTATTTTTCATTATCGCGGCATGGCGATTTTGCCAACCATGCGTTCCCAGATTATCGACTGCGAGGAGGATATCAGAGACGAGCAGATCATCTCCAACAGCATCCCGATCTGGCTGCAAATGAAAGATGCCGCGACCGTGTATCCGTCTTACCTGGTACCGCAGAATCTTCGCCCTCCGTATATCGCGGTGGATGTTCGCAACAGTATTCCGTTGCAGGTGGCTCCCGTTGTTTTCGGCGGTGAGCGGTTCCAGCTAGTCCAGGATTCGGTTCGCCTGACGCTTTACGGATTCAGCAACAAAATGGCGCTGGATCTTGTCGACTCGTTGGTGAACAGGGCGCTGGAGGAGGAAAAGTTTGGTGTAACCAATATTCCGGTGGTTCAGGACGCAAAGTCGGGACAGGTTGAAATCAACGCTCTGGCGAAGAAAAAGATTGTCGATTTTGACGTGAATTACTACCAGAGCACTGCCCGGGAAATATCCCGGCAGTTGATTGAAAAAGTTATTTGTAAATATGAGGTTAAATAATGGGATTTAATATCGTCACGGTGAATGTGTCCCAGACCATCGGGGCCATTCCCTCGAATTTGCAGCAGATGTCTGCGGTTCTCTCGTTTGGTTCCACGACTCATGAGCCGGGAAAACCCGTATTACTCACCCGTAATCAGGACATTAACGAACTGGTTAAAAATCCGATTGCTGCCTTGTCGGCGGCTGCCGCAGGAAGAGCTGCGGCAAACGTCACCGTTACGATGACGCTTCCGGAAGGGAGCAACATCCGACGCGAAAACAGTTCTGAGGTGAAAATTGTTGTTTCCGGGTGTTCGCCCGACGCGTGGAATGGCGAATATACTGCTACCGTCACGGATGAAAAAACACTGACCTGGACTATTACTGGTTCTCAGCTTTCCGGTTCTCCAGTGACGCTGGGGCAGTTTTCTATTGCTGGCAGTGAAAATCTGGTGACGGCAGTAAACACGTTTTTTGCCCAGGGAAATTCAGTGGGGATTTACCTGCTGGAGCTGGGAGTACAGAAAGGCGGAGTCAGTAAGGAAATCGCTGCGCTGAAATCTTATATGGAAGATCCGCTCCAGCGTTTTTACGCTTATCTGGTACCGCAGACGTGGGATGGCGACGCGGAGTTTATCAGTCTGGCAAAACTCCACACCGCCAACGAAGCGATGCAGTATTTCTTCGTGCTGACGAAAACGCCGGACGACACGAATTACGTTTCGCCTTATGCCGGTATTAAGTCGGTTATTGCAACGGCGGATGATACGTACCCGGCGACAAACGCGGCAGCAGCCGTAATGTGGAACTATGTTTCCGCATCACCTTCAGAAATCAACAAGGTGCCGCCGATGGCATTTCGCTATCTGCAGGCGGTAAACGCCCACAAGGGCAAAAATTCCATTCTGGCCACGATGACGAAGCAGAATATTAACTACGTCGAAACGGGGGCTGAGGGCGGAATCTCCAACACGATCCTGGTGAAAGGCGTTACCAGTGACGGTAACGATATGACGTACTGGTATTCCGTGGACTGGGTGCAGATTAATGTCGATATGCAGCTCGCCAACACGGTGATCAACGGCAGCAATAACCCAATTAACCCGCTTTACTACAACCAGGACGGGATCGACCGTCTACAGCAGGTCGCACAGGCGGTGTTCAATACGGGCGTATCTTACGGCCTGGTCAACGGCCAGCCTGTCGTCGATGCAGTGCCTTTCCGCCAGTATATCAACACGAATCCGAATGATTACGGTATCGGGCGTTATGCCGGCCTTTCGGCCTCCTATACGCCGATGCGCGGATTTGTCGAAATCATTTTTAACATCAATGTGACAATGCAGCTTTCGTAAGGGACTGAACCGTGCCTAATCCAATGATCCCCGTTGGCACCCTTAACCGGGTTCGCGCCAGCGTTAAATTCACCTCTCATTCCGAACTGAATGTGTCCGCCTCATTTCTGGCAAAAGAAGGCGTCGAATTGTCCTTTCAGGGCAATATCACGGAGTTTTTACCCGCTATGACGGGAGCCGTGCAGTCGCCGCAGCCATACATGATTTTACAGGCGCGTGTTCATCTGCTGCGTAGCCAGGCGCTGGGAAAACAATTCAAGGCGCAATGGGAAAAGAACGCCACGATCGGCGACGCAAAAGTGTATAGCGACAGCACGGTGTTCGGTGACTTCGATATCTATAACACGGCGATCACCAACGTGCAGGATATGACTTTCGCCGGGGGCGAGCCGGGAGTGGCCATCACCATTACCGGTACGTATTACATCAACTCTGAAATGTGGGATCTGGTATGAAAATCTCCCGAAATCTGAATCTGATTATTCCTGTCCGGACAGAAAAGGGTAACGGCTGGGTCTATGCCACGCCGATCAGCAAAGAGGTGTTTAAAGAGCATTTCTTCATCCTGAGTAAAACCTTTTCTGCCATTTTTTCTGAAGGTCTTGGCGTCGTTGCGGGTCCGCGTATCGCTTTTCTGATGCTGGAGCGGATCTCGCGTGATTCCGGTATCTGGGACGATGATAAGGGAGTTCGTAATACGCTGGTGAACGAAATAATTCGCCTGGCAAACCTTGTTTATCCGGTGGAGGGCAAAGGTTACGACACAATCCCTCTTGATATGGCGCTGGAGCGTGAAATCGTTGAGCTGGATGATGTTGCGGGTGAACTCGTTTTTTTTACATGCGTCTCGTCGATAAATTCACCGGAGCAGGCGAAGGGGACTATGGATGTGGTCAATGGAATATGGAGCACTCAATGCTCGTCATTGAATCTTACGGAATGGATCGCTTCATTGCCGACATTGAAATCAGCCGCCAGTTCTGGCGCGACGGCGAACACGTCATCAGCGACATCCTCGACTACTCAGCCGGAGCCGGATTCAGAGACATCTGTGCAGATTCCGGTCTGAATGTAAAAACAGCAGCTCAGTTTCGTGAGCTGCTCAAATTCAAAAATCCCGCAGGAGTATTGTGATGGCTGGTAACCAGATGCCAGTTCTTACGCTGGACATTAATGAGGAACAACTCAAACGACTCGAGGCGGTATTTGAAAAATATCGCAACGGGCTGATGATTGGCCCTGCCGGGACACCGCTTAAAATACCTTCAAATACAGGTCAGGGAGGTGGTACCCGGCAGACAACCACAGGCGGAGAAGCCAATCAGGCCCCCAGGAAACCATCTTCACCTGCGCCAGTTCCGACTGCGTCCACTGATGGGCGTTTAAGGGATGAAAAAGGGCGCTTTGTTGGCAGCGGGAAAACAGCGGATTCGTTCGTTAGCAACTATAAAGGTCGCGGCGAAACGATGTTTGATAAGTATCTCAGTGGGCTGGGGAAAAATGCCCAGCAGACGCTGAAAACTTACAAGCAGATCAATTCTACGCTACAGACGACCACTTCGAGATTAAACAACCTGTTTAAAACCACCGTATCGTGGGGGACAAAACTTGCGGTTATGGGCGTTGCCGGGCCGTTTGGCTTTGGCATGATGGCTCGTAATGTTGTAGAGAAACAGAAAAATGCAGATGAATTGATTGCAACGCCAGGAGAGTTAAAGGCGGCAGAAAGCACATATTCGTCTTATTTTTCCGGTGTTGGTAATTTGCTCAATACACTGGCAGCCGCGCAGAATGACACTCAGCATCCTGCCTACAACGGGCTAATTGGGTTAGGGATAAATCCTAAAAAAGGGGCAGCAGAAAATCTCCCTGTGTTGTTAGAAAGAGTCGCTGCTCTTGCAAAGGAATATGAAGGATCCGGACTTACTCAGAGCATGCTCAGAGGCCGTGGCCTTGGATGGGTAAATTTTGGTCTTGCTAACCAGTTAGTCAAATATCAGGACAAAATACCTGAACTCAATAAAGAGTTTTCGTTGCGTGCAGCACAAAATGATTCGTTGCTCACATCTGGACATACAAGTCAGTATCAGAATCTTACCAGTAACTTAGAAAATAACTGGGACCGGCTTACCAGCGGATTTCAGGGAGCGCTGGCCGGGAATGCAGACGCTTTAATCAGAATTTCTAATGGAACCACGAATGCTGCCCTGAATTTCATGAACGGTGAGAACTTTAAAAGGATTCTGACAGATGTAGAAACGGGGCTGGATAAACTTGGTAAGTACGTTAATGGCCCGGATTTTAATAACGACCTGAACAATTTTGCCGAAAACGTTGCAAAGGTCACCAAAGCTCTTGGCGGATTTGTTGGCTTTGCGGTTGAACATCCCTGGCTTTTTGGGGCCGCAGTGCTTGCCGGGCCATCAAGAGTTGGTGCTGTGGCAGCTACAACAACCGGAGTTGCCGCCCGTGTTGTAGGCGGAAGCCTTCTAGGGGCTACAGCTGGAACAGTAGCAGGATTGGCTATTCCTACGAATAACACACCTACCACCAGTGAGGAAATGAAAGGGCTGGAAGGCCGTTTTAATTTTGAATATTTTAATGAAGTGCAGGAGTGGCAAAAAAACAATCCTGGCAAGGTCTGGCCTGGAGGATTGCAGAAATATTCGAACAATGTAAACAGATCAACATATTTATCCAGAGGGATCAGGAATAACAATCCCGGAAACCTTAATTTCGCAGGACAAAAAGGGGCTACTCTGGAATCAGGGCCAAATGCCCGTTTTGCCAGCTTCCCGACGATGCTGGAAGGTATCGCCGCCTTAGATCGGCAGGTCATGCTATACCTGAAACGAGGCAAAAATACGATTGATCAGATTATTGATATTTATGCCCCTTCATCTGATGGAAATAACACATCGTCCTATAAAAGCTATCTCTCTCAGTACACTGGATTAGGTGTTAAGGAGAAAATCGATGGTTCTAATTTTGAGCTAATGAGAAAGCTAATTCAGGGCATTATTAACCATGAAAATGGGGCCGCCGCTCGTGCTGTAAGTGGCGATGATGTGATGCGGGCGCTGGCAATGAACCGGGGGAACGTATATTCACCAAATAATGCTTCTCAGGTAATCAGGCTCGAAGTTCAACAAAAACCAGGTTCAGATATACTGGCACAACTCGCCGGAATGCAACAAATACCGGGGTAAACCATGTCACTTAATTACTTTGGACAAGCTTTCAAACTGGCGTTTGAAGTATCGCCCATTCTTTTAGTTGATGGCATAGCGTCGAAAATTCCCGGCGGGGTGATGCCGATTGCTGTTTTGACCGAAGGCCTAAGCATTGCGAATGGTCTGCTGCATGGCGAGATACGCACACGCTTGATGGCGGCATTTACCCCGATGGCGGGGACAACGTTAGTCCAGCAGGATATTTGCAACCTGAATTTCTATAACCAGGTAACGGCAGCGAATGCGACCGTCAGGAAGCCTAACCGGGTAGTCATGCAGATGATCCGTCCGGCATCAACGGAGGACGGTGGCTACACCACGAAGGGAATGACGTTCACGGCGCTGAAAATGGCGCTTGATATGCATAATCAGTATGGCGGTTGTTACACCGTTCTGACTCCGTCGTTTATCTATACGCGTTGCCTGATGCGGTCGTTTATCGATACATCCGGTTTCTCTGAGCAGAACAAGCAAGTGCAGCATACCTGGCAGATTGAATTTGAGCAACCATTGTCATCTGTCGAACAAACAGTAAAGACGCTGGCGAGCGTTCTGGATAAATTTGATAAAGGGATGCAGTCAGACGGGCCGCTATCGTGGTCAGGTATTAAGAACCAGGTCGTGCAGGAGTTTGGTATTGGCTTATGACAACGTTAATTCCTTTCAAACCGGACGGGCGAGGTCCGTTTCAGTTCACGGCCAGAATTGGAGAATATGAAACATTCGCCCGCGTTCCGTTTAATCTGTATGCAAATCGTTACTACCTGGAACTGAAAGACAGTTCTGGCGACGTGATTGTGTACATGCCGTTGATCGCGTCACCTGACAATTACGACATCAATCTGGCGCTGCCTTGTTCACCGGGGAAACTTGTTTTTCGCGAAAGTACGAATCAGTTTGAGGTTTCGTAATGCGTTATTACCGACTGGAAATTATTAATCCTAAAACAGGCAAGCCGCCAGTGGATTGCAACGGTAAACCTATCGGGCCTTTTGATACCAGTAAAACCCCCGGGTGTGGGCTACATGTTGAATTTGACGTGGAGGTAGCGGGTCTTGATGTAGTGAATTCAGGAACGATGCTCACAATATACGGTTTGCCTATCGACATGCTGAAGCAAAGCGTGAGTTTGCAGGGGTGTCTGGTCCGTATGAAAGCGGGCTTTGTTGAGGGATTGCCTTTGGCAAATCCACAGCAACAGGGTGAGGTTATTTATGGCGAAATTTATCTGGCCTATGCCAACTGGATCGGCACGAACCAGACCTTAAACCTGGTAATAAATCCAACCGTACGCAAAACAGATGATGGTAAACCGTTCTCTATCGAGGGGGAGGGGCTTAAAGGGGAAAAGGTTGGTGATGTAATCTTCCGTGCGTTGCAAAAGGCATTTCCGAATAAGTTGATCGATTGTACTGTCAGCGACAGCCTCGTTTTGCCGGAACCGTGGAATGGAACCTACGAAGATATTGGTTCGCTGGCTATGGTCCTCCGTAGTGCTTCAATTGCAATGATGCGCGATGAGAAATACAGCGGGATTGCCATCAGTATTCTTTCCGACAGAATACGAATTTACGATAACGCGTCAGCAAAGTGGGGGGAGCCAAAAACAATTCATGCCCATGAACTGGTCGGGCAGCCGACATGGATAGCGCCGTTTACCGTCAGTTTTAAATGCCCGTTGCGGGGAGATATACGATGCGGCGATGTGATCGAACTCCCGGAGGGGCTATATTCAGGCGCAGCGTCGATTGTGATGGCTAATACAACGGCACCCAGCGTTATCGCAAAAATTTCGACCACGTTCACCGGGAAATTTCTTGTGAAATCGGTCAGACACATTGGTTCGTATCTGACAGCTGATGGCGATGCCTGGGTGACGGTATTTGAGGCATATGCTGAGAACTGGGCGAGGGTGTAATGTCAAACGCTCAAAAATTACCGTTTCTCCGAACGCTGTCGGAGATGATGACCAGTTCTGGCAACCAGCAAGCCGAGCTTAAAGGACGCGAATTGCCCTGCCATGTTGTCGATGTCAGTGGGCAGATAGTGACCGTTCAGTTTGATATGTTGCCAGAGGGGATCAACTTTCCGCAGATAACAATCCCTGTCGCCACATTCCCGTATATTCGTTACCCGATACAGCCGGGCGATCGAGGAGTAACAATTGCCGCTGATGTATCCCTGCGCGGTGTGTCCGGATTGGGAACCGGTATGGCGACGCTCTCTTACTCGATGTCGCTCACTCCACTGTTTTTCGTGCCACTGGCAAACAAGGACTGGTCCGACGAAGATCCGCAAAAAATCGTTTTGTACGGTCCGGATGGCGCGATCCTCAAAACAGAGGACAGCAGTAGCTCGGTAACGGTGGCACCGGAAGAAATCAGGCAAAAGTCGAAAGCTGTTTACCTCGAGGCCGAAGATATTTTCCTGAACGGGAAAATTCACCTCAACGGACCGATCGTCCAGGACAAAGCCCAGATGAAGGATACAACCGCTTCGCTGATTGGCCCGCTTACTGTGCAAAACGACGCGATGATAAAAGGTGTCAGCGCCAGCGGTCACAGCCACGATGTGACTGGGGTTCAAAGCGGCAACAGCACGATCACGTCAAAGAAACCAAATCCGGGTTAATACCGGTTCACTTCAAACTCTAGCCATAAAGCAAAAACCCCGGTCTGTTCCAGCAGCCGGGGTTTTCTGTTTCCACACCTTGAAGGGAGCAAGGAGAGAACCTGTGTTCGATTTTAGCAAACTGATTCGGGAGATTCGAGTTATGGCTGAAAAATTATCCACCTGGAAGTTTTTGCTTATTTGGCTGGTCTTTCTGATTCTGGCGTCTGGATATTTTGTTGGGCAGATCCGCTGGTGGTGAGGACACGATGAGTCCCTTCTGATCTCGGCGTTTTCAATACACCTGGATTTTTTTATTCCCTGGTGAAAACCGACAAGTGACTTTCTTTCTAATGGTTCCGTAAACGCGGGGCTGTCTTCTGAATGCGCATTCCGCGCGCACGTTTAACTTCGAGCCTATCAGAAAGCTGAGCCTGAGAACTGCCGTTGATAACGGATCATCTCGAAGGGCGGCTTTTCTGCGGAACTGGCTCAGCTTTCTAATAGGAGTGATCCAAATGAACTATCCAACTTTAGTTAATGGTATTGATTTTCGTGACCTGGTGTTTGTTGCGGAGCATGAGCCGGTGACTGATTCGTTTATGGTTGCAAAGGCGTTTGCGAAGCGACACGACAACGTTGTCCGTGATATTGAACGAACTATAGCGGCCTGCCCTGAAGAGTTTGATACAAAACTCAATTTTGAGGTTTGCTTTAAAAACAATGAATTGCAGAATGGTAAGCCACAAAAATTCTACAGGCTTCGGAAGGATGGACTGATGCTTCTGGTTATGTCTTACACAAAGAAAGAGGCCATGAGAATAAAAGTTGCATACATAAACGCCTTTAACTGGATGTACGAAATGCTTCAGGTTGGCCGCCGTCAGTTTGAAGAGGAGCGCAACGCCGTCATGCTGGAGTATATGAAGGAGAAAGATGTAGCGAGTATGTCAGGTCGTTTGCTTAATCGATGGGGAAGGGTGAAAAAGCCACAATTGCTGGCCCGGATTGAGCGACTTGAGCAGCGGGGGCAAATTGCTTTGCCTGGCTTCGGGAAAGCGATAACACACTGAGATTGTGGGGGGGCGTTTGCCCCCAGTCTTTTTCTGGAGCATTAAAGGCATGAGAACATGGGGCCGCGTCACCGACGCGAACGGCAACAAAAAATGGGTTGCTGTAGAATCTGACGCCAGCGGTGATTTCTCCTACGGCTGGCTGACGACGCTCATTCAGACGTTAAAGCTGGGGTTGGGGGAGTCGCCGTTTTACGCGAATTACGGCATTCCTGCGCAGCAGTGCATCGTGCAGCAGATTTACCCGGACTACTATGTGAACATGGTTCAGCAACAGTTTGCCGGGTATTTTGCATCGCTGGCAATTTCAAAGGTAGATGGGGCAGAGAACCCCACCTATAACATCGATGTTGTGTTTTTTAACGGAACCAGTTACCGGACGCAGGTTCCGGTTTGAGGCAAGTTTTCGGGTATCAATTGGGCCAGTGGCGTATTAAGAAGTTCATCGCGTGGCATGACAATCCATCCACTTTTGCGTAGTAAGTGAATTGCCCATTCTGTGGTTATAACTGAGCCTGATTTGTGGTGCTCAATGTGGGTAACCGATCCGTTTCTGACGCGCATGATGATGTCAACATTCAGAGGGGGTTGTGTGCTGGTAGTTTCTTCGCGTAGTTTCTTCTCGCACTCGATGAAGTATCGGCGGATCTGGCGTCCTTTTTCGTTGCGCTCGACCATTGCCAGTTCTTTGGCAGTGTCCAGGGTGAGGTGGTAGTCCTTTTTCCCTCGTCCGTGACCTATTTCCCGTTTTTGGGAAATAGCTATGTAGTCCTGATTTTCTATGAATTCATACTCGCCGATTCGCTCGGTGATCCAAGTAGCAAAGCGTTTACCTACTTCGAGAAAGGTGTGCAGATCGCGAGCGTTGCAGAGAAGGGTAGTTTCGTTTGAAACAATGCCGTTGAATACGGGAATTAATTGGCTGGTCATAGAAACCTCGTGAAATTTTTTCGAAATTGTGGTGCCAGGAGGTTCGAAACGGCTTCACGAAACCGCGGACTTATTTCCCTTTCGGGTGTTGTATTCGTCGCCCTCCCGACATTGATCGGGGATGTGACCGCACATTGTGCCATCACTGAATTGTAGGCATAAAAAATCCAACACTGACGGGGTTGGTCTAGGCCGCGTGAAAGAGGTTTCGACGCCTCATTCGCCCAATCATACTCAATTGGGCGCGGTTGTAAAGTCCAACAACTACTTATTTTCAGCTACACATTTTTCAAAATTTTTTATCGAGTCATTGAAAACTGAATTCATTATCTCATAAGTTTTATGATCTATCTTTTTGTCTAGATAATCTTTATTGTTTTTCTTTATTTTTTCCTTGGTATCTGTAATGGCTTTTTTACAAATTTGATAATTTATTTGCTGATCGTTTAAACCGCCCCCATTGACAATTAAAGAAATGGCCGTATTCATGTCTTGTATATTGTAGGAATAATGTAATGTGTCATGGGTTGGATGGCTGGGATTATCATAATAAATATTACCGAATTTCATTAACATTATTCCCGATTTCCCATAAACAGAATCAGATAAGTATGCGGCATTCATATTTCCGGCAGTAAAATTATCAGTATGGCATATAAAACGCCGACCATATTGAAGCTGTAATTTATGCATGGCATCGTTGCAGGCAGCTCTTATTAGACGGGTATGATAATTGTCTTCTTCTTGAGCGCATACTGAAAATGAAAGAGTGGATGCAATTAGCAATGAAATTAATTTCTTCATAACTTATCCTTGAGATTAACTATGTCAGAAATACCAATTACTATGACCAGTGCGGGTGCGCAGCCTACGCCACCCAATGATTTGCTCGCGAATCTTATCACCAGAGTTGCTGAAAAAGTACCTGGATATACAGCCAACCTTCCGGCAGGACTTATTACAGACCTTGCCAGCACGGCAGTAGGGGCGCTGGCATTAATAGACCAGGCGCGGGTGGACCTTATTAACTCCGTAAGCCCATACGGCGCGAATATTCCGTTACTGATGCAACTCGGAAACATTTATGGAGCACAGAAGGGATTAAGTACAAATACGGCGGTATACGTGGTGTTTGAAGCGTTGCCGGGGTTTGGTATCCCTAAAGGATTTGTGGTTGGAGACGGTAACTACCAGTATGCGGTTTCCCGCGATACTGTGGTACCGGAAAGCGGGCAGACTGAGCCAGTTTACTGTGTGGCCACAACGTCAGGCTCATGGGCTGTACCGGAAGGGACCGTGACGCAGGTTATTACATCAGTACCAAAAGACCAGCCTGTAAAATGCACGAACCTTACCGCAGGAATGCCAGGTCAGGAGGCGCAAACGTGGGCATCTTACCGTGCTGAAGTCATGGAGTCCGGCATGTTTGGAGTGCAGGGAACGCCGGATTGCTTTAAAGCGATGCTCAAATCAGTAAGCGGTGTGCGAGAAAACCTGATTTCTTTCCGGCAGTCGTCGCTGGGGAAATGGGTTGCGGTTGTTGGTGGCGGTGATCCGTATGATGTGGCTTATGCGATTTACAAATCTGTACCGGATATTTCGAAACTGACCAACGATGTTAGCAACCCATCCGGTGCGGCAGTGGAAAAACGCACGGTTTCAATAACCGTTTCGCCGGACGTTTATCAGGTGCCGTTCGTTATCCCGTCATCACAAAACGTCATGGTGCTAATCACCTGGAACACGGTGTCTGATGATTATGTTGATCCGGCGGGTATTGCTATGGCTGTGCAGCAAAACGTTGCTGATTACATCAATTCAATTGAAGTCGGACACCCGATAAATCTTCTGCGTATCCAGGATATTTTTACCAGTTCCGTCAGGTTGCTGGTTGATGCGACGTTGATCTCAACAATCAGTGTGAGCATTGGTATTAACGGCCATATTGTTCTTCCGGCGAAAGACACAAGCCTGGTTTATGGCGATACCTATTCCTATTTTTCAACGGTGGCATCACAGGTTCAGGTCAACAAGCATGCAATATCTGACTGAGAAAATTCTCCCTGCTTATCCATTTGCGCAGTACAGAGATGATCCGAATGTTGTTGCGTTCTTTGATGCATACAATGAAATTGCTCAGGAATACCTCGATTCACTCAACAATCTGGCATTGCCATGCTGGACATCGGAATCAATAACCGGGCAATTACTGGACTGGATTGCACTCGGGATTTATGGCGTTGAAAGGCCTTTACTACAGGTTTCCGAGGAGGCTATTGCACGCGGCGCATACGATACCATTGAATACAATACAATCCCTTATGCGGCAATGCGGAATTACGTTCCAGGGCAGGCATCGTATGTCCCTGATGATTATTTCAAACGAATATTAACTTGGAATTTTTATAAGGCTGACGGTTCGCATTTCTGCATTGACTGGTTAAAGCGCCGTGTGGCACGGTTCATTCATGGGAAAAACGGAATAGACCCGCCATTGCAGCATACTTTTGATGTGAGTGTGACTGTATCGGACAGTGTTTTTTCTATTCAGATACCAGAGTATGGCGATGGCATAGGCTATTTTCTTAAAGATGCCATTGACCAGAAATATGTAAAACTCCCTTTTATTTATTCCTATGCAACAACGGTGATTCAAAAATGATTCTTGGATTTGGCAATAACGTTGTTTCAGCACTGGCTGGCGATATCACGACGATTCAGACTGATATTCCGGTGATGCCGGGCACGGGAGCTAAATTTGCAAAATTGCTTTCTGCCGATTTTGAAAATAAATCGAACGGGCAACGCGTCTATGCAAAAATTACGCTTACCGATAATAAAGAGTCTGCATTTGAGATTTGTCACCTGGTATCGGTAAGCGGTGATGTGTTGAAAGTCATTCGTGGGCAGGAAGGAACGACCGCGAAAGGTTGGTCCCTTAATGACGTTGTGGCTAACTTTGCCACGCGTGGTTCGGAAAACTATTTCGTACAGATAGCGCAGCTTCAGAGCGGTCATTATATTGCGGGTGTTGCTGGTGGCACTGCAAACGCACTGACGCTGGAACTTCCCTCGACGTTTTTTGTTAATGGAGGTACAGACTGGACGCTACGAACCCCGATTATCGTTTTCCCCGTTCAGAACAATACCAACGCGGCGACACTTCAACTAACACTAGGCGGAAAGGTTCTTGGCACGTTCCCACTTTATAAGGGGAACAAGTCCGGGTTGGTAGCGAATGATATCATTAAGGGTATTCCTTTGATTTGTCTTCTTGATAGCGAGAAAAGCTATTTCAGCGTGATAAACCCTGGAAATATCTATTCAGATTTTGATCTGCGATATGTAAAAAAATCTGGTGATTTGATGACCGGGGAGCTGAAAATCCGTGGTGTTAATGCGCTGAGGATTTTCAACGACGCTTTTGGCCTTATTTTTCGTTGTTCGGAAGAGTGCCTGCACCTTATCCCTACCAGTGAAGGTCAGGGCGAGAATGGCGATATTGGTCCACTTCGCCCGTTCACTATTAATCTGCGGACGGGTGAAATATCCATGTCGCATAAAGTGTCTGTTGGCGGTGGTTCTCAGGTCAATGGTGCGCTGGGTATCGGCGTTCAGAACGCGCTGGGCGGAAACTCAATTGCAATTGGTGACAGTGATACTGGCTTTAAACAGAATGGTGACGGCCTGCTGGATGTTTATGCCAATGGACAGCATGTATTCCGTTTTCAGAATGGCGCGTTACAAAGCAACCGGTCAGTGAATGTTTCAGGGCGGGTAACACCGTCAGACTACGGAAACTTTGATGCACGTTACCAGACGAAATCAGGGAGCGTGCAGAATTTTCAGTATACCAACGAGGTGTTTCACAATCCCGGAGGAAACGAAATCACGTGGACGTTTCGTGCTCCTTCAGGTTGTGTTTTATCTGGTATTTACGTTCAGGAAACGGGAAGCAGGTCAGCAGATAATATTGGTGGTGTGTATTACAAACAGGCTCAGATTTATATTGATGGCGCATGGCGCTCCGTATCAGGTTAATTATGGAGAAAATAATGGAGCTAAGAAACATTACGCGTTATTACCCTGAAGAGATGCCTTATGGAGAAGGTATTCAGTATTTCCGCAGTGAAGACGGGCAGGATTTTTATGAGTCACTGGATAAGTTCACGAAGAAATACAAATTATGTATTCACCCTGAAACCGGGGTGATTTATTCAGTGGCGGAAGACGTATCCCGTCTTTATCCCGTGGGTTTTACCATCGTGGAAGTGGATGCGTTACCGGAAGGCTTTGGCATTGAAGCATGCTGGTATTATATGGACGGTGAAGTTCTTCCTGTGCCTGTTGACTACCGACAACAGGTGGAGTCGGAGAGAGCACGTCTTATATCTCTTGCTGAACGGGAAATATCTGATAAGAAAATGGATTTACTGCTTGGGCTAATCAGCGAGCAGGATAAGGAAAAGCTGAAAATCTGGCGTATTTACGCGAAATCGCTGCAGGCGATGGATTTCAGCGCCATTACTGATAAAGCCTCATATAACGCCATTGAGTGGCCCGTTTCTCCGGAAATCTCTTCCTGATTTAATTTGTTGAGAGAATAACTATGTCTGTAGTGATATCAGGTGTGCTGATTGATGGCGCAGGCATCCCCATGTCCGGATGCCATATTATTCTTAAATCCCGGGTAAACACCTCAGAAGTGGTGATGCGCACAGTTGCTGATGTGGTGACAGGAAACTGTGGCGAGTACTGTTTTAAGGCGCAGACCGGCAAGTATTGCGTGTATCTGAAACAGGACTGGCACGACGAGTACTGTGTTGGCGACATTGCTGTATACGACGACTCAAAGCCCGGCACGCTGAATGATTTTCTGACTGCCCTTGATGAAGGCGATTTAAAGCCGGATGTAGTGAAACGCTTTGAGGAAATGGTGGCGCAGGCGCA